AATGTAATGAATGGCAAGAATAAAGAAAAGTTGGCCGAAAAGATGGAAGCCATTATGAGTTTCATGGAAGATGATTCTGTCGATGAAGAAGATATTTCAGAGCTTTCTCATACAGAATTGGCCGATTACAAATCCAAGGGTGGAGCGGTCAAGAAGGGAAAACCTAAAGTTGCACAAGGTGCCAAGACCTTTAGAAACATGCCAGTCAAAATTACTAAAGAAGATTTAGACGTTACAACTGATATCTCTGCAGTTTTCTCTGGTTCAGATCTTTCTGAAGAGTTCAAATCTGCTGCAACTCAAATCTTCGAAGCTGCCGTGGTCTCTAAGGTCAATGAGAAGATCGAAGAAATCGCTGCTGGACTCGAAGAATCAGCTCAGGTTGAATATGAAAATACAATCTCTGAACTTTCTACCAAGCTCGATAACTACCTTGAGTATGTTGTCGAAGAGTGGATGAAAGAAAATGCCCTAGCAGTCGAAAGCGGTATTCGTTCTGAAATCGTCGAGGACTTCATGGTTGGTCTCCGCAATCTATTTGTCGAAAACAACCTAGACATTCCCGAAGATAAGGTCAATGTTGTCGAAGAATTGTCGACAAAGGTCTCTACTCTAGAGTCTGCTCTTTCTGAACAAATTCAAGAAAATGCAGAAATGAAAAAAGAGATCGTAAATTTCTCTAAGGTATCTGTCGTCGACGAATTAGTCGATGACCTAACAGAGTCACAGGTAGAGAAGTTATTCTCTCTAGTTGATTCGATTGATTTTATTGATGAGAGTGATTTCCGTGATAAGGTTGTCCATTTGAAGAAGACATACTTCCCATCTTCAGCTACTGTAACTGAAGACAAAGCTCAAAAGGCTTCTGTCGAAGATACTTCTGTAGTTCTTGTTGAAGAAGAAAAGAAGTTGCCACTAGAACCGTCAATGAATGCCTATGTTAATGCAATTTCTCGTACTGCTATCAAAAAGACCGTCTAAAAAGTATCTTATTATAAATAATTACAAGTAAACAAAGGGAGTTCTAAAATGTACAATACCGAATCTCTAATCAATAAGTGGAAGCCCATCCTCGACCATGCCGATCTACCATCCATCAAGGATGCTCATCGTCGGTCAACGATGGCAACTCTTCTCGAAAATATGGAAATCGATGCTCGTCAGTCCGGTTATGGTTCTGGTGGTTATCGCGCTCCATCTCTACTCGGAGAAGCTTCGCCAGCAAACGCCATGGGCGCGTCGTCTTCGACTGCAGGTGATGGCTCTGTCGACATCTTCGATCCAGTATTGATCAGCCTAATCCGTCGCTCTATGCCAAACTTGATTGCATATGATATCTGCGGTGTCCAGCCAATGACTGGTCCAACAGGTCTAATCTTTGCAATGCGCTCACGTTACTCTACACAGGGTGGAACAGAAGCTCTCTTCAACGAAGCTGATACTGACGTTTCAAGCTCTGCCTCTGGTAACACTGCATCATCTACAACTCAATCTGGATCTACTCCAGTTGGCGCAACTAATGGTGCTGGATATACTGCTGCCAAAGGTTCGTCTACGGCAGATGCGGAAAAGCTCGGTGACACTGGACAGAACTCATTTAATCAAATGGCATTCTCGATCGAGAAAGTCACAGTGACTGCAGTTTCTCGTGCTCTAAAGTCAGAATACACCATGGAATTGGCTCAGGATCTAAAAGCCGTCCACGGTCTAGATGCTGAAACTGAACTAAGCAACATCCTTTCTTCTGAAATCTTGGCAGAAATTAATCGCGAAGTTGTTCGTCAGATCAATATCTCTGCTACGATTGGTGCACAAGAAAACGTCGCTACTGCTGGTGTATTCGATCTTGATCTAGATTCTAATGGTCGTTGGATGGGTGAAAAGTTCAAGGGTCTAGTGTTCCAGCTCGAACGCGAAGCTAACCAAATCGCTCGTGCAACACGTCGCGGTAAGGGCAACGTCGTTATCTGTTCTTCTGACGTTGCTTCTGCTCTATCTATGGCTGGTGTTCTAGATTACAGCCCAGCTCTTCAGTCTAATGTTGTGTCTGATGACACGGGTAATACCTTTGCTGGTACTATCGGTGGTCGTATTAAGGTCTTTATCGACCCATACTTCGCTGCATCTTCGGGCAGACATTATCTAACCATGGGATATAAGGGAACGTCTCCATTCGATGCCGGTCTCTTCTATTGCCCATACGTCCCACTACAGATGGTGCGTGCAGTAGGCCAAGATAACTTCCAGCCTAAGATCGGATTTAAGACTCGCTATGGTATCGTAGCAAATCCGTTCGCTACCACTTCTGCCGATGGCGTTGTTCAGTTCACCGACAAGAACAAGTACTATCGTCGTATCACTGTAGATAACTTGATGTAATCTAAGATGGCTCTCGGAGGAAACTCTGAGAGCCTCTTCTCTTAAAAATAAGAAACTATGACTAGACTTAAATAGGGAGGTAAAATCTCCCTATTTTTTTCATTATAAATATATCTAGAGATTTCACTTTACTAATTCTATAAACACAGTATAATAGCGTTGTAGCTGTTTTATGGTAAATAGTATATTAATAGGTATATGTTACATATGGTACAAATTGATAACAATTCATTCCTACAAAAGAATAAGTTTAGATTCTCTATTAATAGAGCACCAACAGTATCGTACTTTTGTCAATCCATATCGATACCTGCTGTTGAAATATCAACTACAACAGTAGCCACTCCTCCAGAGAAAATTTACCTACCTGGCACACAATTTACATTTTCTCCTCTTTCTTTAGAATTTAAAGTAGACGAAGATCTCGTAAACTATCTCGAGATATTTAATTGGATGAGCAGCCTTGTTACAAACTATGGATATCTTACAGAAGAACAAATTCAAACTTCTAATGTATATTCAGACGCAACAATACATTCCCTTACAAATAGTTCTATTGCAAATAAAAAGATTACTTTTATTGATATTTTTCCTCGTTCTTTATCAGAAATCGCTTTTAATTCTACCGGAAGTGATATAGAATATAATACTTGTATAGCAGAGTTTTACTATAGGAAATTTAATATATCATAATGATTACACTAGATTATGTAAAGAGCCTTTGGGAAAAGGATTCTGTTATTGACGAGACCGAGGCAGGAAAAGAATCTTTAAACATCCCCCAAGTCCATTCGAGATACTATGGACTGCTCATCGACGCAAAGAGACAGTTAGTCGAAGCTCAGATCTTGTTCGCGAAAATGGTCAAGATCAAGCATAGGTATTACCTTGGTCTCTTTGAAAAGGCCGAGTATGTCAAGTACAATTGGGAACCAATGACATATAAGATTCTTCGTCAAGATCTATCGATATATACCGAAGCTGATGCTGATCTTGTTAATCTCAATAAGGCTGTGGCTGAACAGAAGTTTGTCGTAGAGTACATCGAAGAAGTAATTAAACAGATCAATGGAAGAAACTACCAAATATCTAATCATATAAATTGGCATAAGTTTCTAAATGGGCAACAGTAATCAAGTAACCTGTACCAAGATAAATGAAGTATATATGAGAGTCGATTGTGAAAGTGATATATTCCAATTGGCTCATAATCATTTTTCATTCGAGGTGCCTGGTGCTAAGTTCATGCCATCATATCGAAAGAAATATTGGGATGGAAAGATTAGACTCTTAAACTCAAAGAATAAATTAATGTACATTGGGCTATTTGAGAAGCTCAAGCAGTTCTGCGAATTTAATAACTATGAGGTCATTGATTCTGAATGTTCGGGAGTAAGTAATAATGTCTCTCCCGAGGATCTAAAAGATTTCTTTGATTCATTACCTCTAACTAAGTTTCCAAGAGACTATCAGCTTCGAGCATTTACTTCTGCAATTCAAAGTAATAGACTTGTTCTACTTTCTCCAACTGGTTCGGGAAAGTCTTTAATTATATATCTTCTTTGTGAATGGTATGCACAGTTTGGACATAGAGTATTAGTCATTGTTCCTACCATTAATCTAGTGCACCAGCTTCGTTCTGATTTTATTGCATATAATCCAAAGGTAGAGAATAAGGTATTAAGTATTCATGGCGGAATAGAAAAGAAAAGCAAAGTTCCCTTTACTATTTCGACATGGCAGAGCATCTATGACATAGAAGACGACTTCTTCTCGCAGTTCGATGTAGTAATTGGTGATGAGTGTCATCAGTATAAGGCCAAGGCACTTCAATCATTAATGGAAAAAACTAAGAACTGTGTATATAAGTTCGGAACTACGGGAACGCTCGATGATGTAGAATGCAATCAACTCATTCTTCAGGGATTATTTGGTAACATAGAGAAGGTAATCAGTACCACTGAATTGATCGATTCTAAAGTTCTTGCCGAACTCGAGATCAAGTGTTTCTGTTTTAAACATACTGAAATCTC